CGGGAGAATATCATCAATTTGAAGCAGTACAAGATACAATAGCGTTTGAACTGTATTGGGCAGAATTTGATCATAGTGATATTGAACGAGAAACTGTTGGCACAGTTAAACCAAAACGATGACACTAAAAATTTTTATTGGATGGGACAGTAGAGAACCCCTAGCTGCGGAGGTCTGTGAGTACAGCATTTTAAAACATGCCACAGTACCAGTAGAAATTCATTTTCTCAAACAAGAAGAACTACGTGCTCAAGAGATTTACACCAGAGAGCTAGATCCACAAAGTTCTACAGAATTTACATTCACTAGATTTTTAGTTCCCTATCTTTGTGACTATCAAGGAAATGCAGTATTTGTTGATTGTGACTTTTTGTTTGAACATGACATCAAAGAATTATTTGAATGTGCAAATGATAATGCAGCAGTTTCTGTAGTACAACACGATTACCAGCCAACAAACACTGTAAAAATGGATGGCAAAACACAATATCAATACCCAAGAAAAAATTGGTCAAGTTTGATGTTGTTTAACTGTGCGCATGCAGACTGTCAAACACTGACTCCTGAAATTGTCAGTTCGCAGACTGGTGAATTTTTACATAGATTTGCATGGACTGGTTATGCAATTGGAAGTCTCGACAAGACTTGGAATTGGTTGGTAAATTGGTATCATGAGCCACAAGATGGCAAGCCAAAGGCCATACATTACACAGAAGGTGGCCCTTGGTTTCCAAATTATGTCAAAACTGAATACGGCGGCAATTGGATTCAAGCACACAACGAACTAACGCCGACTCCGCTACCACCATCTCATGTGTTTGATATGATTCCGCTAGAGATCAAAACATTATTTGATAACATTCTCAAATATCGAGTTGACCCAACTGGAACATACTATGGTATAACACTAGAAAGCGTAATTGATCAACTAAAGCAGTTAGACAACAGCGCAGCAGTGGCAATTGGCCATGATGAAAACAATACAAAATTTGAGAGGAAAGGCAAAATGTATGATCCATTTTTGCAAAGTTTTATATTAGGATCAGGTGGACAAATTTCTAACTGGGAAAAACACAGTACCAGCATGATTCCGGCAATATTTAGAGGTGTCACCAAACGCAAAGAAATGAACATCTGTCGTTCTGTTGGCCGAGACTTTTACTATATAGATACTGGTTATTTTGGCAATGGCAAACACAAACTCTATCACAGGATTACCAAAAATGATGTACAAAATTTTGGTCTTATTGTAGACAGACCCAATGACAGATTAGAACGCACCGGAGTTCAACTGACAAAATTTAGACCTGGTACTAATATTTTGTTGGCACCACCTAGTCAAAAACTTTTAAACTTGTATGATATCAATCTTGAAGAATGGCTACAACAAACACAAGATGAAATTAAAAAATACACAGACCGCCCTATTGTAACTAGACTCAAACAAGGTCGGTCGGTTAGAGTAAATGATAACACTATGGAAATGGCGCTTACACAAGATGTACATTGCTTGGTTACATTTTCTAGTATTGCAGCAGGTGAAGCATTGTTGTTAGGCAAACCAGCCATTACACTAGGACCTAATGCTGCCGCGGCATTGTGTAGTCAATCATTGAGTGAAATAGAAACACCAAAAATACCCACACTAGATGAAGTTGCTGCCTGGGCAAGACACATTGCTTACTGCCAGTTCACCGAAGCAGAAATGCGTGATGGAACTGCTTGGAAAATACTAAACGAATATGTATGATGTTGTTGTCTATCTAAGTTCGTTGCAAAAACAAACTCCGGGTAGAAAAGTTGATACCCTAATAGCGTTTGCGGATGGCGCACGATCGCAAGGTGCTAGAGTGCATGTAGAAACACAAAACAAATACATACCATCAAAACTGGCAGTGATGTTAGGATGGGCAAGTCCTAAACAACACACACCTAATATACAATTAAGAGCACATATAATACAACAACAGCAGCAGTTAGGCAATCATACCATGTGTATAGATGCAAATTGTTTTAAATTTGCAGATAGCGACAGTTTGTATCTACGCTACAGCATAGGCAGTCCTTTTTACGACACTGGAAACTATGCCAATCAAAATTCAGACTCTGCCAGATGGAATCAATTGTCAACAGATCTCAATGTTTGCATGCATGATTGGCGCACAACTGGAAGATACATATTGTTGCTGATTCAAAGAGATGGCGGGTTTACCATGAAAGGGCTTCATCCGTTGGACTGGGCAGAACAAAAAATAAAACTTATACAGCAACTCACTGACATGCCTATTGTATTACGTCCTCACCCAGGAAAGGTAGCGGATCCAACGCCATTGGTACGACCAGGTGTTACAGTAAGTAATTCAATCCACCGTTCTTTACTAAAAGATTTAAAACATGCCGCTGGCGCTTTTGTGTTTAACAGTAGCAGTGGAGTTGCTGCAATACTACAGGGAATTCCATTGTGGGTAGATGATTCTAGCAGTGTGTGTTGGCAGGTAGCCAACACAAATGTCAACACAATTCACAACCCTGTCATGCCTGATCGCACACAATGGTTGAATGATCTAAGTGCATGTCACTGGACCGACGCGGAAAGTCGCCAAGGCTTGATTTACAAAAAATTCTTACCTTACCTTGTTTAGTAGGTCTGGGCTGTGCTGTGGCAATGCATTGACATTGTCTTTGGTGTTTTCAAGACTGGCAGTTCTTGCACGTAGATTACTTGAACTGTATACATGTGATCTTTTGTGATAGTGTAATTCTATGTGATTATCTATGCACCATTTCTTGCCGGTAAAATCCCTGTCAATATATTCTTCGCTGAGGAATCTGATGTGTATGATTTGAGTTTGCAACAGTTGCATCAAATCAAATTCGGTATCGTATACCAAAATTTCATCTACATATCTGCAGGCTTGTAACTGTACATATCGTTCGTATGTGCTTTGTACTGGCTTATTTTTAATACCTGGACGATCAAGTGTGGGATCTGTTTGTAGGGCCACAATCAAATAGTCACACAGTTGTTTTTCCATTTTTAACATTGTTACATGCCCGGCATGTAATAAATCAAAACTGCTACAGTTAAATCCTATCTTCATATATTGTACCAGTCATTGCACGTGGCATCAGAATCTCTAAACCACCAATACAAATCGGGACCAGTCCAGGCACTAAATTGTTCTTGATACCACTCTACTGGTCGAGTGTAATTGACATAAGTAGGATCATACATACGTTTTTTAGTTTTGCCAGGTACACTATGAAGTCCTATAAAAACAAACTTGGTTGCATAATTCATGAACTTGTGCTTGATCCAAAGCATGTCAGCATCTGGAATACTGCCCAGCACTTGTGTACAAATAACAGCGTCAAATTTTTGTCCAACAGGTTCCTGATCAAACGCCGGCACACAAGGATCATATTTGTAGACTGATTCAGCATTGATTCGAGTTTGAAAAGTCATTGGCTCACTCATGGCACCGCCAGGCAATCCATATGGCACTACGTCAGTGTATTGTTGTGACTTGCCACAGCCATAATCCAATACAGTTTGAGCAGCATAGCGATCCATAAGAAATCGTATGTAGTTGTGATAACTCTTGCTGTCGTTGCCAGTCCAGTTCTTGGGATTATTTCGTTGAAACTCTGTACCAAGTTCTACAGATTTATCGTAATAATTTGATTTCATTTTTCTATAACAAAAATATACTCATGCCCATTTATAGTTGGGCCTTTTTTTGGTGAACGTGTTATAGGTGATGTGTCTGCCCTAACAATTTTACCATCTATGAAAGTTTCTAATTTATTTTTCCACCAGTTAAAACTCTCAATAATCAAATGAGCATTACGCCCGTCTGGTAATGATGTTTTAGCAGGATAGCCAGCAATTAATAAAAATGCAGACTTGGTAAACAGCGAATTGATAATTTTAAGGGTATTGTCAATCATTTCGGGCTCAACATGTTCGAGTACATCAGTCGATGTCAAACAGTCTACAGCAGTTGTTGGAATGTTTTCAAACTCTGCAACTCCAGGATCATATCCAACGGCATTTATATTATAATGTTCAACTAGTAATGGCAGCAGTTCACCGTGGCTACAGCCAAAATCAATTACAGAGGTTGGTGTGTATTGAGTAATAAAACGTTCAATTGGCTTTAATTTTTTTTCACCTGATCTAATAAACTTCTGATGTTTAGCAGTATGCATTTCTTGCAATTGCCTTTTGTAGTTATCGTTAATTAATTCCATTAGTTTCTCTACCGTTTTATTAGAATAATATTCTGATGGAGTGATTATTTTTTAAAAGCGCCCACTTGATCGTGCCACTGGTCAGTTGGCTCGGTCCAGGCATCTACTAATTCTACCTTGCCCCATTTGGCCAATGCCGCATACGCATCTGGATAAAACCGCCAGCAGTCCACAGGGTATCTGTGGACTTTACCGTGCATAGGAGCAATTAAAAAGATGTATCCCCCCGGCCGCACCACTCGAACCATTTCTAAAAAACTCAACCAGAAAAATTCACAGTGCTCAAACATCTGTCCCGAAACCACAACATCTGCGTAGTTATCTTCCAATGGTACCTTGTATGGATCGTCTAATACAATAGACACACCCGGGCCCGCTTGCAAATCGACTCCGTAGTATTTTATTTTTTCATTGGTATCAACTAATTCGTAATACGTGCCGCCCTTTTTAATATTAGTGCCCCCAAAGTCGAGTATCTTACATTCGTTGCCGACAAATTCGTTGGTTATATATTTGTCGATTAATTTCCTCATATTGTTCATTGACGTTTGATGCATAAATTTTCCTTATTTTATTCCTACTACTCTACTATCCGATGCTGTTTTTGCATACAAGTTGTTTTCAGATCTCACAACACTGAATCCTGCTTCGGTGAACACTCGAGTCATTGATGCCACACTGTATCCGTAAGCATGCATCATTGCTCTATTTTGATATCTACTATTACCAAATATTGAATGAATAGTTTTCTTCAAGACTCTTCGATCATCAGAGATCAACGAGTCTGGATTTTCGGCTATAAACATACAAGCCTTTAACAAATCAGGCCACTCCACTGCTGCCTGTGCACCTGGTCGAAGTATTCTATGCCATTCAATTAGCATAGGGAGAATTTTCCAG